TGAATAATATAAGAAAAGATACAAAGTATATAGTTGTCCATTCATCAGCGACAAATCCAAATGAAAATTTAGATGTTAAAGATTTAGATACCAAACATAGAAAACAAGGTTTATTTTCTTGTGCATTTCATAAAATTATTAAACGTAATGGTGAAGTGCAAGATGGCAGAGACATTATGATTGCAGGCGCACATATTGAAACTGACGTTAAGTTATCTAATAAAAATTCTATTGGCATTTGTCTAGTTGGTGGACAAAATGTTAATGGACAGCCTGATTGTAATTTTACTTTTAGACAATATCAAAGTTTAGTTTCTTTGATAAATGATTTACAAAGTTTTTACAGTGATGCTGAGATTGTTGGTCATAGAGATATGACTGACTCAACGTGTCCACAGTTTGATGTTAAATCGCTGTTGACATAGTTTGTTTGTGCCTACTAGGTGGTTCGTCCTGCCTAGTAGGTTTAACCCATTTATTATAGGAAAATTTTATGACAGAAAATGATAGTGTATTTTTATATCACAGTTCATGTGATGAGTGTGGTTCAAGTGATGCAAACTCAATTTATGATGACGGACACAGCTATTGCTTTTCATGTAACACAACAAAACGAGAGATAAACACAGTGCAAACACAAACAAACAAAACTAATACAGATTTTATATCAGGCACAACAACAGCTTTAACTAAAAGAGCTATTGATTACAATACAGCACAAAAATTTAATTATCAAACTGGTGCTTGGTTTGGTAGACCTTGTCAAATAGCAAACTATTATAACAAAGACAGACAATTAGTTGCACAAAAATTAAGATACCCTGATAAAACATTTCAATGGCTAGGAGACGCAAAACAATCAGGATTATTTGGACAGCATCTATGGAGAGATGGTGGTAAAATGATTGTTATTACAGAAGGCGAAATAGATGCTTTATCAGTTTCTAAAATTAATCAAAACAAATTCCCAGTAGTAAGTATTAAAAGTGGCGCTCAAGGAGCTAAAAAAGATATTCAAAAAGAACTTGAATGGCTTGAAAGTTATGAGTCTGTTGTTTTTATGTATGACCAAGATGAACACGGAGAAAAAGCAGCATTAGAATGTGCTAAATTATTTTCACCAAACAAAGCTAAAATATGTACGTTACCATTAAAAGATGCTAACGAAATGTTATTAGCTAACAGAGCAGCTGAACTTACAAATTGTATGTGGAGTGCAAAAGCATACAGACCTGATGGTATTGTTTTAGGTTCAGAATTATGGAATGAAATTAAAAAAGAAGATAAACATGTTTCTGTACCTTATCCATTTGAATGTTTAAATCAAAAGACACATGGATTACGTAAAGGTGAACTTGTTACTATTACAGCAGGAAGTGGAGTAGGTAAATCTAGTTTCTGTAGACATGTAGCATTACATTTATTAAAAAATGATTACATTGTAGGTTACATTGCATTAGAAGAATCCATGAAACGTAGTGCGCTAGGTATTATGGGTGTTGAATTAAAAAAACCATTACATTTAACAAGAGAAGGAGTTAATGAAAAAGATTTACTTAAAACGTTTAACAGCACTGTGGGCAGTGGCAATTTTTATCTTTATAATCATTTTGGTTCTACAATTGCAGATAACTTGCTCTCTAAAATCAGATATATGGCTAAAGGCTGTAATGTAGATTATGTTATACTTGACCATTTACACATGGCATTATCAGCTTTAGGTGATGCTAATACAAATGATGAACGTAAACTTATAGATTATTTTGTTTCTAAACTAAGAACTTTAGTTGAAGAGACTGGCATTGGTTTAATATTAGTTTCACATTTGTCACGTACTAAAGATGGTAACAAAGGTTATGAAGATGGTGTACAAGTTTCTATGAATAGTCTTAGAGGAAGTCAATCTATAGCTCAATTAAGTGACATGGTTATATCCATGAGTAGAGATTTACAAGCTGAAACTAACACTGCACAAATTAATGTTTTAAAAAATAGATTTACAGGTGAAACTGGTAAAGCCTGTAATTTACATTATGATTTAGCTACTGGTTGTTTGACAGAAGTACAATCAGAGGTTCAAAATGATTTCTAAAGCAACAAGTAAAAGAAGAAAAGCTGCTTTAACATGGACTGTTTACGTTATGGAGTCTGTGAGAAAAGCAAAGAAAACAAAAAATACTACTTACATTGACGTTGCAAACGAAGACTCAGCTATGCTTATTGAAAACGCATTAGCAGCTTTAGAAATGTCTGGTGTTGTAGAAGCACGCTTTGTAGTGGTAAAATTACATGAGAGGACACATTAACATGGGTTTTAATAGTTATAAAATAAGAGATGGTAAACACATTCCAACTGAAGCATTTAAGAAAAATTGGCATGACATTTTTGGTAAGAAAAAGAAGAAGAAAAAAGAAACTATTATTGATGAAAATTTTGAAGTGATAGATGATAATAAAGAAAACGAAGAATACATTAAAGAACTAAAAGGTAAATTATGAAACTACCAACAATAACTAAAAAAGTGTTAAATGCACCATTTGTGTCTGTCCATTGGAAGGATATAAACAGTAATTCAGCTTGGCTAGGTTTAAAAGAAGCTGTAGCTAGTAAAGTTACAGTGTGTATTTCAAATGGTTGGCTTATAAAAGCTGATAAAGATGTACATATTTTAGCATCTGATGTTAATTTTAATGATGATGGTACGCTTGGTGATGTTGGAAACATTACTACTATGCCTACAGTTAACGTATTAAAAATAAAAAAGATTAAATTATGAAGTACATCTTCGATATAGAAACAGACGGTTTTATGGATGTGGCTACAAAAATTCATTGTTGTGTTTTAAAAGACATTAATACAAATGAAATTTTAAAAGTAACTACTGAAGAAGCTATTAAAAAGCTAGAAGAAGCAGAACTTGTTGTTGGACACAATATTATCAAGTTTGATATACCTGTTATTAAAAAACTATATCCAGATTTTCAATTAAGTGGTGAAGTATTTGACACATTAGTTGCTACTAGAGTTTTGTTTCCTGATGTTAAAGAAAAAGATTTTCAACGTAAAGACTTTCCTAAAGATTGCATTGGTAGACACAGTTTAAAAGCATGGGGTAATAGAATAGGTGAGTACAAAGCTGATTTTGATACAGATTGGAAAACTTATTCACCAGAAATGTTAAAATATTGTATTCAAGATGTAGAAGTAACTCACAATCTTTATAACATGATACAAAATAAAGGGTATTCTAAACAAGCTATGGATTTAGAACATGCTGTTGTTAAATTAATTTATAGACAAGAATTATATGGTTTTTCTTTTGACACAAAAACTGCTCAAAATTTATATTCTAAATTAAATGCAAGACGAATAGAATTAGAAGATGAGTTACAAAAGATTTTCCCACCTAAATTAGAACAAACACCTTTTATACCTAAAGTTAATAACAAAGCTAGAGGTTATGTTAAAGGTGAAGTGTTTTATAAAGAAAGAACTATTACTTTTAATCCATCAAGTAGAAAACACATTGCTGAGAGATTGATTGATATACATAATTGGAAACCTACTATATTTACTGATGATGGTTCCGCAAAATTAGATGAAACCGTATTAGCAGAACTGCCTTATCCAGAAGCTAAAATATTATGTGAACATTTTTTGTTAGATAAAAGAATAGGACAGTTAGCAACTGGTGCGCAAGCATGGTTAAAGCATGAAAAAAATAACAAAATACATGGCACTTGTAATACTAATTCTACAGTAACAGCAAGAGCAACACATTCGTATCCAAACATGGCACAAATTCCAAGTGTGTCAGTACAATATGGTAAAGAATGTAGAGCGTTATTTACAGTTCCAACTAATAAAAAACTTGTAGGCATTGATGTCTCAGGTTTAGAGGTGAGGATGTTGGCTCACTATATGGCTAAGTATGATAATGGAGACTACGCTAAAGTTGTGCTTGATGGAGACATACACACAGAAACACAAACATTAGCTGGTTTAGATAATCGAGACTTAGCCAAGCGTTTTTACTACTGTTTTTTATATGGTGGTGGTGTTAAAAAAATTGCAGCAGTAACAAATAAAACAGTTGCCGAAGCAAGTAAAATTAAAAAACGTTTCTTAAACAATTTACCTGCATTAAATAAATTGATTGAGAATGTACAAGTAGCTGCTG